CTCGTCTGATCCAGCACCTGTTGGATGAGGTTCCTATCCTAGGCATGGCACACATCACAGGTGGAGGACTGCCTGAGAACCTTCCACGATGCCTTCCAATGGGTCTTAAAGTTGATGTTGACTACGATGCTTGGGAGAGACCAGAACTCTTTAACAAGATCCAGGAGGCAGGAGAGATTGCTGAGGAAGAGATGCGTAATGTATTCAATCTTGGTATTGGATTCTGTTTAGTTGTGCCACAAGAAGCAGCAACCTTGACACAAAATCTAATTGCGGATACTCCATTCGGCATGAGATCATGGGTGATTGGAAAAGTTGAGTAGTTATACTGAGGTAAATTGTGTTGAAACCATTATAATTAGTACAGAATCAATTGTGTATCTAATGTAACCAAATTTCTCTTCGTTATGCTTAGAAAAACTTAATTCACCTGGAGATTACAATGAAAAATTTAATTCCACATCAACAAATGGCAGAATGGAATAATTTTGAACACACTGTAGATGATGCAGAAGAAGAACTAGTAATGATCAATGATTATTACGAATGTTTAATTGAATGTTTAGACGATCAAGCAAGTTGTAAAAGAATTTGTAAATACATCTTGACATAACCTGATACATGGTCTATAATGAGGGTCTCAACGACCCTTTTTTATGCTCCTTGACGATTTTATATACGAAGAGAAATTAATTGATGATGAAATTTGTGATCAATTAGTTCAATGGTTTGTTGACAATAAAGAACTTCAGCACGAAGCATGTAGTAAAAATCCTGAGACAGATCAGAATGAAGTTCGTCCAGATATTCTTTTAGCAACTAGAAGTTGGTTGCAAGGTGATGCATGGGAACTTTTATATAATACTATTAACATTAGTGTGAGTAGATACGTTTCCGAAACAAAGGGATGGCCATGGCAGTATGAGATAGAATCAAAAGACTATTCTATTAGAGAGTATAAAAAAGGAGAAGGATTGTTTGATGGACACATTGACACTGCTACACAAAAGACTTATAATAGAATGGTAGCATTCATTCTATATCTCAATGATGTAGAAGAGGGTGGAGAAACAGAGTTCATCTACACTGGAAGAAAAATTAAACCAACTAAAGGTAAAGTATTAATGTTCCCTTGTAATTATTTGTATCCTCACCAAGGAAACATTCCACTCTCAGGTGATAAATTAATTGCAACTGCTTTTTTGTATAACAAATTCTAATGGAAATTACTATCTACACAATCAACTCCTGTAAGTATTGTTCACAATTAAAAGAACTAATGACTCGTGCTGAGTTAGATTATACTGAAATTTTATGCGATACGAAAGAAATAAAGGAGGAGATGGTTTCTAAATACCCTGAAGCAACTACATTTCCTCATGTTATAATGGATGGAGAATCTATCGGAGGGTTAGTTGAAACTGCAAAATTGTTGGTGGTAAAAGGTCTTGTCAAGTCAAAAAGATAATGAATTAGAAATAAATAAAGGCACAGAGCTTATGCTCAGGAGAGATAAAAAAGAGAATACACCAGAAAAAAATGGTGTTATCATTAATCACAAATTAACTCTCCTTAAAAGAATTTTCAATTTTAATTTGGAATTCACTTGGGAGGTACTCAAGGAGTAATGCAATGCAGACATCAGTCATTCTTTTTTTCTCAGGCGTCACTATTTTCTTGTCTTTAATTGTAGGAATTATTACTGGATGGCACATTAATAATGTTGTCTATCTATTTCTTTCTAAAGATGAGCAAGAAGGACATCCTGAAATGTATGACCAGAATGGAGTGTGGATTAATGAAGAACTATTATCAGTACGTTTTGTAGACGAGGAGGAGGATGATCATCATTGATATGAATCAAATTATGATTAGTAATTTGATGGCGCAAATGAAAACTGACAAGCTCAATGAAGATCTTGTCAGACATATGGTTCTTACATCATTAAAAATGTATGAGAGTAAGTATCGAGAGAAGTATGGCGAGATGGTTCTCGCCTATGACTCTAAACAATATTGGAGAAAGCAAGTCTTTCCATATTATAAACAGAATAGAAAAAAAGACAGAGCAAAATCTGGTCATGATTGGTCAGCAATTTTTGAAGTCCTTAACAAAATACGTGATGAAATTCGTGAGTATTTTCCTTACAAAGTAGTAGAAGTTCTTGGCGCAGAGGCAGATGATGTTATCTCTACCCTGTGTAAAAACAAAGGTCCGAAAGAACAGATACTAATTCTATCTGGCGACAAAGATTTTATTCAATTGCAAAAGTATCCAGGAGTATATCAATTTAATCCAGTAACTAAAAAACATATTGGATATGATAGTCCACATTCATTTATTAAAGAACATATTATTAAAGGCGATAAGTCAGATGGTATCCCAAACTTTCTTTCTCCTGATGATTGTTTTGTAAATGGTGTAAGACAGAGACCAATTAGTCAGAAGAATCTTTCTAAGTGGGTTGAGTTACAACCACATCAGTTCTGTTCTAGTAAAGAACAATTAGAAAATTACAAAAGAAATCAACTACTAATTGATTTTGATTGTATCCCTACGGAAATTGAAGATGAGATTTTGAATGAGTTTAATTCACTAAATATTAGTGGAAAACAAGTACCTCTGGAATATTTCCAGGAGCATCAGTTAAATGATTTGATGCAAGATTATTTCTTTCGTAGTTCAACACCTTTTAAAAAATGAAACTATTAGTATCTGAAGTGCTCCAAAAAGTGAGCAATGCAAAAACAAAACCACAAAAAATTCAAATTCTACAAGAGTTTAATACTCCTGCTTTACGTTCCATCCTAATTGCAAATTATGATGAGAGCATTATCTCTATGTTACCTGAAGGTGAAGTGCCATTTGAAGTAAACGACGCTCCTAAAGGAACTGATCATACAGTACTAGAAAAAGAGTTCCGTCGCTTATATCTTTTCTTTAAAGGTGGTAACTCTGGTTTAAAGCAGACTCAGCGTGAGAATTTATTCATTCAAATGTTAGAAGGTCTTTGTGAAGAAGAAGCACAGCTTCTTATTCTTGTCAAAGATAAAGGACTTCAGAAAAAGTATAAGATTACTAGAGCATGTGTTGAACAAGCTTTCCCAACAATTAAATGGGGTAATCGCACTTGAAAATTTTGCAAACTGCGTGTGATCCTTCAATTTCTAAAGATAAATCTCTTCCCTACAGTGCATTCTTAGTAGAATATATTGAGGGGGATATACATAAGTTTGATCTTGTTATTTCTGCTAAACAATCAGAAATCTTTGATCACTATTGGGATAAGTATAAAAAAGATTTCGTTAATATTACTCAGTCAGACGGAAGAGCAAACCCTAAACTTTGGAACCCAAATCCACCTAAAGAACAAAAGTAAAATGAGTATCTCTGGTAGACCTAGTAGTAATAAAAATACTTTTTGTATTCAATACTGGAAAGTTGGATCTGATCCTAAAGTGATGCGTCGTATTAATTCTAATGGGTTGGTGATATCTGCAAAGAAATATTCTGAAGTATTTTTCTTTGGATCACTGAAAGAATCTTGGCAAGATGCTAAGTGGTTACAAGAAAATGGTTTTGATATTAAAATTCGTAAGTGTAACTTAGGACGCAATGATTCTTTTTGGTTGGTGTAATGGGTGATCATTTTTTATTAAACATCTTTGGTGCAGATGTTGATCTCTTAGATGATGAAGATTTTATTCGTATAGTTCTTGATGATGCAGCAAAACATGCTAACATGACATTGATTAATATCATGTCTCATAAGTTTTATCCTCAAGGTGTCACTGCTATTGCTTTACTTGCTGAAAGTCATATGAGTATTCATACATGGCCAGAGGATGGTAAAGCCGCGGTTGATGTTTACACTTGTGGAGATTCTGCAAATCCTGAACTCGCATGTTCTATAATAAAGTCTAAGATGGGAGCACTTTCTCACACACTTGATCACGTCATCAGATAATTGGTATCTAATATTACCATTTGACAACAATAAATAGTTATGGTATAATTACCATACGTTCATCCCACTCTCGGGTGGGACGCAAGTAAGTCGCGGAACGGAGGCGTTCATCCCATGCTAGAATTATTGTTCTACACAACACTCACCTGCACTCAAACTGATGCTATCATGCTGAAGATTGAGGCAAATCAAAACCTTAGTAATTTACTAAAGGTTGAGTTAGTAGAAACCTTAAAGGATTCTGCTCCAGATTGTGAGTGGTATTGGGACGCAAACGACTGAAGGAACGGGGTCTTAAAACAACCTCAACTTCAGGAGTAACAATCATGAACACACTTAACATCATCCGTAAGCAGATCAACAAAGCATCTGCTCTTCACAACGCACAGATTACTCACGCTGCATATCGTGGTGTTGAATATACTACACGTTGTGTTGAATTAAAGGAACCCCACGGCACATTCTGTTATCGTGGTCGCACATACACCAAGTGATACTTGATGTTTAATTAAAGGGGGGGTTGACTACCCCTCTTTTTTATACTATAATTAGTAAATCAAATACCTTCTATGGAAAAAGACAAACTAAAACTAATTATTCAAAATCTAGAGTTGTTAGTTCAGTCTCTAAAAACTGAAGTATATGCTGACAAACAATCTTATTTAATTAGTCCTGACACAAGTAAGTATACGTATGGTGAACAATACGATGATGACGGAGACCCTGACTGATGTATGAAGAACTAAATTGTTTTGAAGAAGCACTTAAACACTTCGGAACAAGAGTTGAGATCATCACTGCTATGGAAATGGCACGTAAACTATCACCTGAAGATGCGTATCAGATGATTAAAGATGAACTCAAAGAAGTTAAACTATGTCGTAAACAATTCAAAAAAGATAGTTGAACCATGTCACAACCTAAGCAAAGAGATCCATCCGATCCACTCTATGATGCAAATGATAAGTGGAATGAATACAAGGTAGACTTCCATGCTAATGAAGAACACTCACCTGATGAGTGGGATCCAAAGACAGAAGGTAAGATTGCTGACCCACAGAACAGACATCAAGATAAAGTTCTAGATAAGTTCTGTGATGATCACCCTGGTTCCCCAATGTGTAAAGTATTTGATGAATAATAATATGAATGTTAAATTAGTATCTGTTACTCCTGATGCTGAGAAGATGATTGCTTACATTGCTAGAGTAAGCAATCCAAACAATCAAAACAATGAAAAATATTCTGGTCTACTGAAATATTGTATTAAGCATGGTCACTGGAGTGTTTTTGAACAAGCACACATGACTCTTGAAATTAATACATCTCGTGGTATTGCAGCTCAGATTCTGCGTCATCGTTCGTTTACTTTCCAAGAGTTTTCTCAACGCTATGCAGACACTAATCTCCTTAGTGATGAGATACCTGTCCCAGATCTTCGATCTCAAGATCTTAAGAATAGACAGAACTCAGTGGATGATATCAGCCCCGAAAAGAAACTTGTATTACAAGGGACGATTGCTAGACATTTTACCGAGAGTATTGATCTCTATAATGAGCTTCTGCGTCAAGGGGTTGCTAAGGAATGTGCTCGTTTTGTGCTTCCTCTTGCTGTTGGCACTCGCATTTTTATGACAGGAAATTTGCGTTCATGGATGCATTATATATCTTTGAGATCTGCTAACGGAACTCAAAAAGAACATATGGATATTGCAAACGAGTGTAAGCAAATTTTTATGGAACAATTCCCAATAGTATCTGAAGCAATGGAGTGGAACTAATGCCTACATACCCTGTCATAAATAAATCTACTGGAGAAACTAAAGAACTCCATATGACCGTGAAAGATTATTGTACCTGGAAGGATGAGAATCCTGAGTGGGACAAAGATTGGTCAGAAGGTTGTGCTGGTATCGGAGAAGTCGGAGACTGGCGCAACAAAATGAACAAGACTCACCCTGGATGGAGTGAACACATGAACAAGATGGCAAAGATGCCTTATTCACAGGTGGAGTGGTGACATATGCCTAGAGGAAGAAAGAGAACACAACCTGACATCAATGGTATGACTGCCAAACAGATGCGTAGAAAGAAACCTATTAATTCTGACTACCTTCTAAACATTGAGGCACTGACAGAAAATCAGCGACTAATGTTTGAGCAGTATGCTGATGGTAAAAACATCTATGCATCTGGTTGTGCTGGAACAGGTAAGACTTTCGTAGCTCTATATCTGGCACTCAAAGATGTACTTGATGAGTATACTCCTTACGAAAAAGTTTATATCGTTCGCTCCCTGGTTGCTACTAGAGAGATTGGATTCCTGCCTGGAACCCATGAAGATAAGGCATCTCTTTATCAGATACCATATAAAAATATGGTTCAGAAAATGTTTGAGATGCCGGATGATGCAGCATTTGATATGCTGTATGAAAATCTGAAAGAACAAGAGACTGTATCGTTCTGGTCCACATCTTTCCTTCGTGGCACCACACTAGACAACTCTATTGTTATTATTGACGAGTGTCAAAACCTTAACTTCCATGAACTTGATAGTATCATGACTCGTTGCGGTCAAGAGACAAAGATTATGTTCTGTGGTGATGCTCAGCAGTCTGATCTTCAAAGAACTAACGAGCGTACAGGCATTCTAGACTTCCAAAAAATTATTGCAAGCATGGATGAGTTTAGTCTCATTGAGTTTGGAATTGAGGATATCGTTCGTTCTGGTCTTGTCAAGTCTTATCTAATTGCCAAACTTAATTTAGGATTGTAATGCATATTTTTGATCATGTTGGGTTAGATCCCGTTGAAATGAATGCCGAAATGATTGATGGGAAGAGATACTATCTTACTCCTAGTGGGAATCAGTATCCATCTATCACAACTGTGATCAGCAACAACGCCAAGAAGCAAGCAGGTCTAGCTAAATGGCGTAAAAGAGTTGGTATGGAAGTAGCACAAGCAAAAACAACTCGCGCTTCAGGTAGAGGCACACGCTACCACAAACTAGTAGAAGACTACATTAATAATGAGTTAGATACTAAAAAGTATAAAGACATGCCTCTTCCTTGGATCATGTTCAACTCCAGCAAGAGTATTTTAAACAAGATAAATAAAGTATACCTACAAGAAGCAGCGTTATATTCTGATTACCTCAAGATTGCAGGACGTGTTGACTGCATCGCTGAGTATGATGGAGAACTCGCTATTATTGACTTTAAAACTTCTGCTGAACAAAAAAAGGAAGCGTGGTTGTACGATTATTACGTACAAGAAACTGCATATGCCTGCTGTTTGCAAGAATTGTATGGCATTACAGTAAAGAAACTAGTAACAATTGTTGCTTGTGAAAATAGTGATGTTCAAGTTTCAGTAGTGACCCCTAAAAAAGAATACTTTTTAAGACTACAAGAGTACATCACCGAATACCAGGAAAAATATGCAGGAAAATCCCGAGGATAAATTTATGACTGCTGCGAGATTCTCACAGGACGTGGAGAAATTAGTATTAAATAATAATGATATGAATTATATTGATGCGGTTATCCACTATTGTGAAGTTAACGAGATTGAAATAGAATCTGTATCTAAGTTGGTTAGCAAACCACTTAAAGAAAAATTGAAGTTTGATGCACAGCAACTTAACTTCATGAAGAAAACAAGTAGAGCAAAATTAATGCTAGTATGAGTAACTTTTTCCAATCCGAAATGGTACGTGGAGACCTACAAGAAATGGCAGAGATGCAGCAGTTTTGTATGCGTTCTATGATGTCATTTCCTGTTCTTTCTTTAGACAAACAACTTCAATACTTTGAAGTTCTTGAAACTCTTATTGAAAAACAGAAAGTTTTTTACACCAGACTAACACTTTCTGATGATGAAGAAGCAAAAGATATGGTACAATCAATGAAAGATTCTGCCATACTTCTAGGTGCTGAAGAAAATGAAGATCTCAATGAGATGTTTAACAATCTACAGACCAGAGTCGAAGCTCTCAAGAAAGAAGCCAAGTCTCGTCTAGAACAAGGGGGTTGACACCCCACCATAGCAATGCTATAATACTTTTGTTGGGCAGACGAGTCGGGGGTGACCCGCCTGCACGTAAGACCCAACACGCAAACCAAATCCTATAAATCCAACATGTCATTCGCAGATCTGAAGCGCAAGTCCCAATCTAACTTCGACTTCCTCCAGAAAGAACTCACGAAATCCACTAAAGAAGGTGGTGCCGATGAGCGTCTATGGAAACCAGCACTCGACAAGAGTGGTAACGGGTATGCCGTTATTCGTTTCCTCCCCGCCCCTAATGGAGAGTCACTCCCATGGGCAAAAGTCTACTCCCACGCCTTCCAAGGTCCTGGTGGTTGGTTGATCGACAATTGTCTGACGACTAACGGAGACCAGTGTCCTGTCTGTGCCGCTAACAATAAGTTGTGGAACAGCGGTGTTGAGTCAGACAAAGAAATCGCACGTAATCGCAAGCGCAAGTTGTCTTACTACAGCAACATCTATGTTGTTAAGGACACTGCTAATCCTGATAACGAAGGTAAAGTCTTCCTGTATCGTTATGGTAAGAAGATCCATGACAAAGTGATTGCTGCAATGCAACCTGAGTTCCAAGACGAGACACCAATCAACGTCTTTGATTTCTGGGAAGGTGCTAACTTCAAACTGAAGATCAAAACTGTAGGTGGTTACTGGAACTATGATAGTTCTGAATTCGCAGCACCTTCAGCATTGAGTGCTGATGATGAAGAAATGGAATCACTATGGCAGCAAGCATACTCGCTGGAATTTTACACTAATTCTGATCAGTTCAAATCTTATACAGAATTAGAGAATCGCATGAGCATGGTTCTCGGTACTTCCACACCATCTGCTCCTAGCGTAGAGAGTGAAGAGTATGATCCTGCTCCTGTCTCTTCTAGCACTGCTGACTTCAACGCACCAGACATCACTTCATCTTCTAATGATGACGATGATGCTCTGTCCTACTTCGCTAAACTTGCAGCAGATTGATTAAAACTCTTGGTAAAGCTCTGCTTCATCCAGTAACTCTGGTCAACCTTTCGTTGTTTGGTATGTTACTGGTGATTCAGATCGTTCACACTAAAGCACACCTTACTTTAGAAACAGATGTTCATGGTCATGTTCATAGAGTATTGAAAAAGAAACCAGAACTAGCAACATCTGCTTGCTACAAAATGGGATTCTCAAAATGATAAAAGGGGGAAATTTTTTCCCCCATTTTTTTGCCTAAAAAAGTCGATCAAACTCCAGTCTTCTTCAACCTACTAGTAATAGTATCTGTAGAGTCTGAGTACTTATTATTTGTACGGAACTCACGAATAAAGTTATCTAAGTATACTGGTTTTAGTAAGAAGATATTTTTTTTGCTATCATTTAGATCGCTTTCATATTCAAAAATAGTTACAGGTTTTGCCCACTCATTACCTGGACTAGTAACTACTTGATTCGTACCTGAGTCGTAATATTTGTGCGAGTCTGTATAAAATTGTTGATCAACAATAATTCCTTTATTTTGTACAACAACCCCTGTACTATCAGTTTTATAGAAAGTTTCGTAGTGTTTGATTGTACCATAAGGATCGTTATACTTTCCCTCTAATATTTTTCTCAAAGTAAACGAGTCTTGTGGCCAGTCAAACAATGGGTTGACAATATTATTTGTAAGAAGAATTACCCAGTCTAATTGTGGATCTCCATAAGCAATGTTAGCAATCATCCATGGTTTTTCAAAGTCACTTACATTATATTGTTTAAAGAACACTGCATATTTTTTAAAGTCATCACTAATTTTATATCTACGAAAAAAGTTTTTCGCTACAACATATTCCGATTCAGAAAAAGGATAACTAATAGGTTTAGTATCATACTTAATGTCTGGTATGTAATTAAAGTATGGCATTAGTAAGAAGCTCCTCCGTATGAAATTTCATTGCTGTAAACAAGTTTAGTCTCTGCGAATGTTACTGTTAGTTTAGTTGCGACAGGAGATCCATCTCTATATGTAGCGTAAGCTCCATCAGGTGTGTACACAATTTTTACATTAGTAATAGCACAAGGTTTATATTGAACTAGATATGGATGCTCTGCTGCTCCTTTCATAAACTTAACGATGCATAGGTTAGGTACACCAATAAAGTTGCTATTGCTATTTTCTTCTGCTTCTCCCTTTGCATCACCAAAAACATTATTAATAGTATTACCTGGAGATGCTCCAAGTCTCGGCAAGGAAGCACGTTTAAATGTTGTAACGATATCACGTATCATTTCTGCTTCTTCTTTAGTTTTTGGTGACATTAAAAAGTCTAACCCAAAAGTTCTCATCTCAAAACCAGTGAATAGTAATTCTACATTTGGGTTAAGAATAACTCCACCGATACTACCTAACACATCATTGGCGTCAATAGATCCACCGATTTTTCCTGGAAGACTATTTGTGGCAGTAGCAATCGCCTCCCCGACAATAGCAGGACCGCGTTGCATAAAACTCTTAAGACCATCTCCAACTTTACCAGCTGAAGTTCCTAAGTTGTTTGAGTTTGTCACTGCACCAGCAACTCTCATTATATCTGCGCCAGTGTTAGTGAAACCTTTTCCACCCCATTGAGAACCATATTCAGCACCTATATCTTCAGGCATATACATAGCAATATTTGGGAGTCCGGCAGTAACAAACTCATTAATATTATTATTATAAATGTTTACAGCGCCAGCATTTTTTACCTGTTTTCCCTTGTCAGTAATGACGTTGTTACCATCTGTGGCAGCAAAAGGTGGTGAGTATTTTACGAATTGGAAATTAACATAGTCAGTAAACTCATCATAGACTTTATCTTTTGGATAAGTAAGTCTCTCTTTGGGAGGTGTTGTGTTACGACTCCCGGAAAAACTATATGATATTATCTCTTTACCTAAGTCTTCGTTATTGACATTCTTCTTTGTACCCGCCTCATCCTCGGGAGATGGCAATCCTACAGCTTCCAGAAACCAATTAGTCATTACTTACTCATCTCCCTTGATTGTTTGCTTCCATAACCTTTTACTACTCTAGTGCCTTTGACTCTATCGTAATTAGATTCGTTAGTTTCTTCCCAAACCGATTCTTTATCGTATGGAAATGTAGTAGAACCTATATTTCTAACAAAATCTTCGGTCGGTAATAGTATAGCAGTGTCCCATTCATCGGCAGCAATGTCTAGGAAGAGACCATCAACATGATTCTGCAAGTATTTATGAAAACACTTCTTAGGAATGTCAATTCTACCTTGCATTAATTTTACAACTGCTTGTATTCTTTTCTTTGGGTTCATGTAATGTAGGTTAGCACCAAAAAATTCAGTTGGTGATGCCTTAACAACATAAACAAGTGGAAACTTATCATAGTATGGTAAGTGTCTCATCTTTGCTGTGTATTCAAACATAAAAAGATGTCCTTCTTTAGGATACCTACGAAGGGTATTCTCATCTTGATTTGAATTAAGTTCGTCTCTTACAAACTTACTCATGTCCTTTTTATATGATGATGCTACTTGTTTTGTAGCAGAACGATACCAGGATAAACTTTTCTTTTCTCCGCCCGTCGCGTTGCTTACTTTTTCAAACAACGTGTCTGGATTATTGTAGGTTTTGTTACGTTGAATCGTTTTAAAACCTTGTGCCATTTTATACTCCTAGATGATCTTCGGTGAGGATTAAAAATTTCATCTGCCTGTCCTCACAAAAGTTCTCTGCTGCTGACCACTTAGCGCGGTTCTTAGCATATGTTAGAACTTCTCTTTTCCAAGAGGCAGTCTTACGTTTTGGTCTGTCATTCGGTTTTTGTGTTTGCTTCTTAGGTTTAACTTCTATTAGATATTTACTAATAATACCTGATCTAGACTTAACTTTAATATAAAAATCTGGGTAGTAGCGATGGACTCTGCCGTCTGTTGGACAACGATAAGGAATAATTACTTCCTCGCTCCCCCATTCAATAACACTCTCATTAAAATCACAAAAATACATAAATTTTCTTTCCCACAAACTTCTATAAATTACGCGAGTAGGATTTCCGCGATACTTTTGTGGGTGTACAGGTTTATATATCCCTGAGTATGCCATAAATATAAATATAACCACCTCGATTATTTATCGTGTCAATCAAAACTTTCATGGACACCATCGTTAAAAGCGGTGGTTTATCATATAGTAATACTTATGATATTGAATGGATTTTCCCTACCTCAGATATATTAAGGAGAAATTTTGAATCTATTGGTATGAGTTTTTCGGGTGGAAATTTAGCAGAGGGTACACGATCAAATGTAATTAAATTATTTTGTGATGAAGCGCAACTACCTAACATTGCTGCTCAAACTGGACAGACACGAGGTGTTTTACTAGGGCAAGGCACAGTAAACTATCCACATACTAGAGTCTTTACAGACTTTCAATTAGGATGGATCTGTGATGCCGACATGACTCCATTAAAATTTCTTAATGTATGGTATCAAACTATATTTGGAGAATATGACAACAAACCAGTTGAGGACAATATTAAATCCCAACTTAGAATTAGTTCTCAAGCAAACAAGAAACTTGTAGACATAAAAAATATAGCATCTGAAGGAAGTAATATCGAAGTTGATAGAAGCATTCGTTTAAATTATCCTTCAGATTACTTAGCAAAGTGTCTTATTAGTAAAGTAGAAAAAGGTGCATCAGCATCTAATAGTAGAGCATCCATGGTATATACTATGCTAGAAGTATTTCCATACTCTATTGATGCTGTTCCTTTATCTGCTGGAACTTCTCAGTCAACAAAAGTGACTGCTAATTTTTACTATTCAAAACACAACATCACTTACAACGATATATCAAACTTTAAAGGATAATTATTATGGCTTTACCATCAATTGCTACACCAACTTATGAACTTGAACTGCCATCAACAAAAAAGAAAATTAAATATCGTCCCTTCTTAGTTAAGGAAGAGAAGGTACTTCTTCTTGCTACTGAAAGTGAAGATCCCAAGGAAGTAAAGGAAGCAGTAAAAACTATTGTAAAAAATTGTGTGCTATCTCGTTTGAAGGTAGATGATTTAACTACTTTTGATTTAGAGTTTTTGTTTCTTAAAATTAGGGCAGCATCTGTTGGAGAAGATATTCCAATGAAGATTACATGTCTTGATGACAATGAAACCAGAGTTGATGTCATTGTAGATATTTCTGAAGTACGTGTTCAGACACAAAAGGACCACTCTAATAAAATCGAACTGACTGATAATGTTGGTATGATTATGAGATATCCTGGACTGAATGAGTTTGTTGATCTTACTTTACTTGGTAAAGATCTAGATGATCCTGATGAAGTTTTTAATACAGTTGCTGGTTGTATCGATCAGATTTATGAAGGAGAAGAAGTATTTGATTCTACAACTACATCACATGCAGAAAAAATTCAGTTTATTGAAGGATTAACACAGAAACAATTTGAAAAGGTGCAAAAGTTTTTCCAGACTATGCCTGTTCTACGTCACGAGTTTAAGGTAACCAATCCTAATACTGGTGTCGAATCTTCTTATACTTTGGAGGGTCTGCAATCTTTTTTCGGGTGAGCATGTTCTATAACACGCTGGAAAACTACTATAGAACAAATTTTGCTCTCATTCAGCACCATAAATATAGTTTGAGTGATATTGAGAATATGATGCCGTGGGAACGCACGGTATACGTGTCTTTGCTTAATCAATATTTAAAAGAACTAGAAGAAAAGCAAAAGCAACAAAATGCCTGAAGTAGATCCAATAAGGAAGAAAAAACTAGGCGAACTGATAGAACGCATGGGGAAAGGGTTTGATGAGAACCTGCTGGATCCTCTTGTAGATTCTATTGTTAATGATCCTGAGGATGCGCCTCTTCCTAGTGAAGGTAAAGCAAAAGCAAAAAAGATTAAGTTCCAAGTAATCAAAGTTAATGATACTGGACAGGGGGATACTTTATCAGCATTTTTTGGTGCTAAGATTGGTGAATCTTTTAGTATGGCGGCAGAAGCACGTCGTAAAGATCCAAACAAAATTAAAAAAGGTAATGCATATTATTTAAAAAAAGCATTAGGGTTTCAATTTGGTGGAGACTTAGTTAATAGGACTAGAGGTACATTTTCTAAAGATCCAACTGATGTTCAAGATCCTGCATTAGGTAGGTCAGGAAGATTTTCTGCACAGGTACAACCAAGTTATGATATACAGCAGGGTCCTTTACAAGCAGAGACTGATAATACTAATGTAATTGACAAAGCATTTTCTAATTTAATTGTTAGATTTGATGCGTTATTAGATACAAAAGATAAGAAAAACGAAGCAGTTCAACTTGGTCTTGACCTAACAAACGAGGTAACAGAAGAAACTAAAGACGAAGTAAAGAATAGTAATAAGGTAAAGAAAGAATCTATTAAAGTACAAGAAGACTTTATTAGATTTGAAGCAGATCAAAAAGATACTGCTCAAGTTGCAAAAAGAGAATTTGATACAGAACAAACCTTAGATCCTACAGATTTACTTAGTTATGATAATTCAAGAGAAGATGAAGATTCTTCTGAAGAAGATGATGAAGGAGGAGAACGTCGTAGTCCATTAGATTTTGCTTTAGATTTATTAGATGGTGGTAGCATACTTGGTGGTCGTTCTGCTCGTATAGGAAGACGAGGTTTTGCTAGAGGAATAAGGAGAACAGCACTAAGACTAGGTGGTAAAAAATTAGCACAAAGAGGATTAGTTAAAGGTGGAACATCGGTAGCAGCTAAAGTAATATCTGGAATTTCTGGCAAAGCAATTATTGGATTCTTACGTCCTATTTTCAAACGTATTCCTATTGTTGGCGGACTGATTGACTTTGTAGTATCTCTTGCATTAGGAGAATCAGTAGGAAGAGCAGCAGCAAAAGCAATCGGTGCTACACTTGGTGGTGCATTAGGCACACTGATTCCTATCCCTGGTGTTGGCACGATTGCTGGGGGTATTGTTGGCGACCTAGTTGGTGGTGCTGTCTATGATGCAGTTACTGGTGGCGGACCCAAGTCACAAAAAACCAAGGCAGATCAAGAATCTGCAGTAGATAAAGCAGAGTCATCATCAGATGCTACATCTCCGCCAGAAAAATTAGCATCAGGTGGATTCATTGCTGGAGAAGCTGGTCCTGAATATAAAATTGATCTAACTTCTTCTATAGGTAGAAATGCAGTAGAATCTGTTTCTGAAGTTAGTAACTCAGCACTTGCAGGACTACCATTTGTTCTAGGCATTACAGATACTGTTGTATCAAAATCAGGTCCATCTGCTAAACCAGTAAAGAATTTTATATCACAAGAAATTGGACCACTTGAAAGATTATTTGGTATTGCTAGATTTAATGTTCAAAGTTTTATTGGTAGAGGAACTGAAGCAATTGCATCTGTCGCACAAAAAATTGGATTAGTCGGTGGAAATAAAGGAAGTAATGGTGTAGATTCTCAAGAGACAATGAATGGTTCTCCATCTAATTCATCAACACCAATTACAGGTATACCTCTTGGTGAAGGAGATACTGCTACAGGTAAGCAATTACATTCTGGTCTAGTAAGTAGAGGGTTCAGTAGTGATGAAGCAGCTGCTATTGTTGGTAACCTATGGGCAGAGTCTAATTTTAACACTGGTGCTCGAAATCCAAATGGAGGTGCATATGGTTTGATGCAATGGAAGGATGGTCGTTATGATAAACTGGTGACATATGCAGCAGAGAAAGGTAAACCAGCTAGTGATTTAGAAGTGCAGTTAGATTATATTGCATGGGAACTTAAAGGTGGTAATCCATACGAAACTGCACAATTCAAGAGAGGAATGGCATATGGTCCATCAGTTGCTGATAAAACAAGAGGATTTGCATATGAAGTAGAGCGAGCAAGAGCAGATGAACTACAATCTTCTATGTCGAAGAGGGTTGGTGCTGCTCAATCTGTACTTAATGCTACGGGAACTTCACAACCACCAGCAGCAACACCAGCAGCACCTTCTGCTACTCAAGTCCCTGAAGGACATATAGGTCCAGTGATGCCTCAGGAACCCCCGGTGTCGCCAATTACTACATCTAATGGAGTTACCACTGGTATATCTTCTCCATCTCCTGAACAACAAGCACCAGTACCAACATCACCTAACTTATTAATTATGGCGGAGCAAGCAAAAGGTGTAGCAATACAACCCATTTATATTCAGGGATCTAGTCAAGTTTTAGGATACAAGGGATCTCAACAAGGTTTTGAAGGTAAAAATAAAACAACGTATTATGATGGTTCAGGTTTTATTACCACTCTAGATTCATTAAAGAGTAGAAGGTTGCAACTAAACTGATAAATATATAAGTGAAACTAAATTGAATATTCGATTACCAGAATTCCGAAAAAAATTCTCCGCTAATTTTTAGTAAAAAAAGTCGAGCATGGCAGCAGGCACCCAAAGTTACGAAAAACCCCAATATGGAAGTCTTGCTGGTGCTCTTGGCGAGAAAATTGGTAGTGCCATTGGTATGGCAGCCACTGCTAGGCGTAAGCAAAATGAAGAAATTGAAGATCTCGAATCTTTAGATGTAAGAACACCAGAACAGCAAGAACGTTTAGATGATTTAAAAGCACAAAAAACTAATCAAGGTAAAGGGTTTTTTGCGAAGAAAGCATTAGGAACTGAGTTCGGTGGTGATATGAGAAGAAGAACCATGGGGTTCTTCCAACAAAATCCTCAAGAGCAAAATGATCCATCATTAACTAAACAAAAAAGATTTGAAGCATTAGTTGCTGCTTCACCAACAGGTATACAAAGAGTTACACAAACTGAACTTGATCTTTCTGGTGCTGGATATAAAGAACAGGGTGCATTAGGTAAATTTGCTGCAAGTGTTGCAGAAAAATTCAATATTCTTGGGGCAAAGTTTGATCAGTTAAAACAAAAAGAAGATCAAGATAAGAGTCCTGTTCTTGCTACTAGAATGACTAGTAGTTTGAGTTCTATTAAATCATTTTTTTCTAAAAGTTCTTCTTTAGAAGAAAAACAACTTAATATATCTAAACTGCAATTAGAGCAACAGAAAAAAGAAGCAGATGATGCAGAAGTTAGAGCAACTTCGTTAGCTACATCTTCAAGAAGAAACTCGTCAGGGTTAAGTCCTTTTGATAATGATCGCGATGGACTAGGATTAGGTGGAGGCAAAGGTGGTCGTGGAGGTATTTTAGGTCGTCTTTTAGGTTTTGGTGGTAGATTATTAGGACGAAGATTATTAGGAAGGCGTGGTGGCAGAAATAGAATGCCACGTATGTCTAGATCTAGAGCATATACTAGACCTATCGGACCACAACCAATGGGATCTTCTTCTCCCTGGGCGAGAAGTCGTGGTCAAAGTGGCGGAATTAATGGTTTTATGCCTCGATTGCAATCGAGAGCACTTCCTGGTCGTCGTAAATTAGCATCTGGTGGTATATTAGATAATCCCACTTCAGTATCAGGATCATCTGCAATCATTCCTAAGGGAAAGATGACGAGTGCAGTAAAAACAAATCCAGAAAATCAGAAGAAATCTGCTCCATTTGCTAAAGCATTACAACTACCAACAATGGCAGCAGGTGCATTAATGCTCTCTACTGCTGGCAGTGTTATCAAGAATATGGGAGGAGTTGGTGCAGTATTTCGTCCAGTTGTTCAAAGATTATTTACTCCCGCAGCTGCTGCTTTTGGAATTCCGTCTACATTAGTTGGATCTTTTTTTGGTGGTCCTAGTCAAGCAAAAGGATTACCAATGAATGGTATTAATAGTTCTGGTGGACAAGGAAAAACTGGATCAGGTAATGCAACTAATGCATCTTCGCCACCTGGATCTAGAGGAATTAGTCCTGGAGCAATGATTACCAATGGAGGATCTGTTGGTGACTATGCATCTACTGATGGTTTTGGTATGAGAGCAGCGCATCCCATAACAGGCAAACGAACAATGCATCATGGCATTGATTATAGTATCCCAGAAGGTAAAGAAATTGCATTGAAGAAGGGGGGAAAAGTAATTGAAGTTATGGCTCCTGATACATCATCTCAAGTTTCTGGTATTGTTAAGATTCAACATGATGATGGCACTGCATCAAGATATGTTCACTTGAGTTCAGTTAATGTGAGTAATGGTGAGGTAGTTCATCCTGGGACTATGGTTGGTAAAGTTGGTGGTGTTCCTGGAAATCCTGGTGGTGGAGGTTCTACGGGAGCACATCTACATTGGGAATATTATAAAGATGGCACAGTGACAAATGGTGCGGGACTTGCAGATTCATACTTTACTGTTGGTCTTGCTGCTAATGGTGTAGTAACTCCAACTGCTGCATCTCCTATATCTCCAGTATCAAATCCTGCTGCAGCACCTGCAGCTACAGCGCCAACACCAGGAATGGGATCTCCGGTAATTTTACCAGGGATAACTATGCCGGGTGGAACGAATTCGATGTTTAGAATGCCTACAGAATCTACCCCATCATCTCCTTGGGCAACATCTAATCCATTATATCCCCTCACAGGAAGCAACTTCTGATGTCAAGTTCTAAATTTTTTAATCCAATCAAAGTAACATTGACTGATGTTGCCGGTGTAGAGCATAATATTACTAAAACTATTGCTGCTATATCATATTTTGAAGATATCTACAGACCATTTGTCAGTGCTAATATCGCGGTACTTGATAGTGGTGTAAATTTCTATGGGTCTTTACCAATACAAGGTGGAGAAAAAGTTAAAATTGTAGTAGAGAACGTAAAAAAAGAATTAGTTGAATATGAGTTATGTATTTGGAATGTGTACAACAGAAGTGCATATCAAAATAAACAAGTGTATAACCTTGCTCTCTTATCGGAAGAGGCATTGATAAATGAAGGTGCAAGAGTTACGGAAAAATTTAAAGCATCTCCTGATCAAATTGTAACTAATATATTGAAAAATACGTTAGGAACTAAAAAAGATATTTTTACAGAAACATGTAAATACAAGACAAGTGTATTTCCTAATGGGAGAAAGTGCCATGCATTTATTCAATCATTGATGGCAAAATCTGTTCCCAAATCTTCTACTTTTAAAAAAGGTATACAACCAGAAGAAACACTACCAAATGGAGAACTTGGTAGTAATGCGACTCAGGCATCAGGAACAGCTGGTTATTTATTCTTCGAGAATAAATCTGGGTTTATCTTTAAGTCTATGGATTTGTTATGTTCTGATGGTTCTGATAGTTTTGGTGGATCCGAACCAGTTGCCGATTATATCTCAAGACCAGTAGTGGGTAAATCAAGTGAAATTGCATTTAATACTATAGAAGAATATCAGTTTATGGATGAAATTGATATGATGGATAAGTTAAATAATGGAATATACTCTACCCATATATGTTATTTTGATATGGCATCACAGAAATATGAAGAGTATAAGTATGACATGTCAAAGACATTTAATAACATGTCTCATCTAGGTAGTCAATCTTCTCTTGCCAAGTATCAAAAAGATTTGTCTAGTCGTCCAACTAGAATTATGACAATCTTATTAGATAATGAAGTGTGGTATCAGGGAGATAATATTGCTAATCCAGAAGAAGATGGCGATGCAGAATTTCCTGATTATGCAAAATATTATACTGCTCAATCCATTGGTAGAAGATACTTGATGGAAAATCAAAAAGTTGAAATTACCATTCCAGGCAATTCCAACTTAGTAGTTGGTGATAAAATTAACATTTTTCTTCCTAATATGGCAGCAGAAGAGATTAGGAATGTTACCCCATATGATGAAGAAAATAGTGGTACATATTTAATTTCTAAGTTATCTCATAACTATCTTTTTGTTAATGAGTCTGGAACTCCAGAATTTGTTAGTAGATTAGAATTAATTCGTGATACTATGGGTATTAAAGATTACGAGTCTAACGTTAAATAAGAGTAGGAGTTATTAAAACATGGATCAGTCTTTATCTTCACTATATCCAATACATCAGATTGGTTCTGACGGATTCTCCTGGTGGATCGGTCAAGTAGAATCTGATAAAAAAGATGATCCTAAGAGATCTGGTCGTTTTCGTGTGCGTATTATTGGACAGCACTTAAAAACAGGTGAAAATGCTACCGGTACTGAAGAATTACCATGGGCGCATTTAATGATGCCTGTAACTACACCTTTTATTGAAGGTGGTACTGGTGGTGCATCTCCTGGACTGCAACGTGGTTGTTTTGTTATTGGTTTTTACCTTGACAACGATAAGCAAAAACCTATTATCATGGGTTCTGTTGGTGGTGTCAAAGGTGCCACTGAAATAGTTAATCAAGATACTGGTTCTGGTCCATTAAATTTTAAAGCAGTATTAGATCCAGATACTAATCCAAAGCAAGATAGATCTACTGATACCCAAAGTGGTAAGAATGATAACAACGCTAATACAGATAAAGGTGTTATCGATGCTGATAAGTCAGATTTAAAAAATGGTGCTCCACCTATATTATTAGCAGCATATGCAAAACACAGCGAATCTAATCCTACTGGAGGAAAAAGTTGTGTAACCATTGCTAATCCTAATTGTGGTTCTGAAAATAATTTAAAAACTGGTCTTACTAGAATTCTAGGAGATTTACTAGCAGCAAACCAAGCGTCTGGTGGAAATATTGGAGATTATTATGTAAGTAAAGTGAATGGATTACTATATGATGGTGTCGCAATCGGTCGTTATCATGTAGGACGTGTTATTAGATTAGCAAAGAGTTTTATTGCTAGAGGTAAAACAGAGATTACTAAAAAGTTACGTGAAGCAATTGATTTTCTTAATAAATCTATTCTGACTACGGAAGAAACTGTAGGTTATGTTGCTAAAGGACCATATGCTAATCCAGATGAAGCATTTGTACCTATTAAAGAACGAAGCAACAAACTAAAGAAAGTAAAAGAAATATTTGATAATATATTTAAAGACTTGGGATGTAGTATTGCAGACTTTACTGATACTATCGCTAAATTTATTACTGATTTGATTTTAGGTTATCTTACTGATGTGTTTAGTGCAGCTGCATGTTTTATTGATGTTGTTGTTGATGGAATTCTAAATGAAATTTTAGCAGGACTTGATGAGATCGTTTCAAGAATTCTTGCCCCTATTCAAGAAATCTTAGAAGCAGCTGCAGCACCTCTCAACATTATTGGAGGAATCCTCAATAAATTTATGAAGTTACTTGGAATTTCTTGTACTGGTCCTGGACAGAAATGCGAACCAATACAAGAAAAATGTGTCGATTGTGGTACTAATGATGGTGGGGATGATCTTGATGATCTTCTCAAGCAAATTGAAGATGGAATTGGAGATCAAGGTCTGTTTGTATGTGATGAAGCAAAACAAGTACCCAAGAAAGATCCAACTTCCGTTAGTTTTATTGGAGGTATTTACGATGATCCTACGAACTCTCCACCTAACGAGACACCACCAGCAGATGCAGTTGTTGATTTCCCACTGACACCTTTAGATCCTGATAATGAAATTCAATTACCTGATGATGGAATAGATGATGGTGGTGGTGGATCTCCAGTTCCTGAGTTTCCAGATGATTCTGATGGAGGTACTCCAACACCAGAAGATGACACGCCATTTATATCTGTAAGTGCAGATAAGAGTGTATATCAAGAAGGTGACACAATTTTATACACAATTACAGGATTAAATGTCCCTGATGGAACAATCATTAATTATGCTCTTAGTGGTCCAACAATTACATCAGAAGATCTATCCGAATTAATTGGTTCTGTTAGTATGATTGGTAATACAGCATCAGTAAGCATCTTAACTTTAGATGATGGTGTGGTTGATCTATCACCAGAACTTGTATTATTTGAAGCTACTGGTACAGCATTAGTAACACAAGATGGCGTTACTACAGAAACTGCACTGATTGCTATTGAAGAAGTTCTTATTGATGCACAAAATACTGAAACACCTGAAGACTTCGATGATACTACGGATGCAGTACCTGCATATTCTATTACTACAGATAAGTCACAATACAAAGAAGGTGAAGACGTTATTGCAACAGTTACTACACAAAATGTTTCTGATGGAACAATAATTGATTATTATTTGATCGGACTTAATGTAACTCCGAGTGATTTTGTTAATAATAGTCTAACAGGTCAATTCACTATTGTCAATAATAAATCTCAAATTGCTATTGGTATTGAAGATGATACTGAAAATGAGTTAACAGAAAATGTAACTATTATTCTATCAGGTAAAGGTGTTAGTACAGAATTTTCTATCTTAGTTGATGAGAACGATATTCCTCTTACCGGTGGAGATGAATCTGGAGAATCATTTACTCCAATTAAACCAATTGCGGGTACTCCTATTACTGATGAAGATGGATCCATCATAGATATTCCAATAAAGACGCCTGGAGGACCCTATCAGAAGGCACCACAAGTTATTATTACTGGTCCTGGTTATGGGGGTGGAGCAGTTGCTCTACTCGATCCTAGAGGGTTTGTGACCGAAGTTAGAGTTACTAGACAAGGTGTAAATTATCTACCTAATACTGCAGATTCAAATAACCTGAGATGTATCATTGATTCATTTACAATGCTATCTCCAGGTGTTGGGTATACTTCTATACCTCAAGTTCTAGTTGATGGAAAGGAAAATGTTGCTGCTGCTGAAATTGATGAGAGAGGATTTGTTGTTAGTATAAGAACTTTGGACAGATCACTACGTTACAAAAAAATGCCAAAAGTCACTATTATTGGTGGTGGCGGAGGAGGCGCTCGTTTCTTAGCAAACGTGACTTGCCTAGATAATAATGATCTTGAGCGTAAGGGTTATGCCAAGATTGGAACCGGTTCCTATGTTGATTGCCCGTAATGTCAATAGAAAATGCAACCACTCACCAGCAGAGTGATAGTCAGAAAAAATTACAAACTAAAGGTGCTGCTAGACCGGAAGGATCTGATAAGTTAGAAGAAGGTCAGTTTACTAATGATGATTTCCATGTTATAGCGAAAAAACATGGTTGGACGATGGGTTCCTATAAGAATGAAGATAGCACTACAGGATTTATCCTGACTAATGGTCAGTCTATGTTCCATTTTGATGTCAATGGTAATATTGTATTAGCAACAGGTAAACCTGGACAATCAGGTTGTGGAGGCAAAATTGTAATCCATGCAAAAGATCATCACGAAAAAACTGACACATATAATCTACATGTTCGTGGAAATGATGATGAGTCTGAACAAGAAGGTTCTAAAGAATCTGGTGCTGGTGTTAAAAAATCCGCTCCGTTCTCTATTTACGTAGAAGGTGATGTTGCTATTGAATCACAAGGTGGTGATGTTGGATTGAAGGGAGATAACGTTACAATTAATGCACTGAATACATTAACTTTAAAATCTGGAGAAGCAATTAATTTTGAAGCAGGTGAAGGTCAAGGTAAAGTTAATTTAGTTGCCACCGATTTTAATGCTGACACCTCATTTACTAGATTTACAACTAGTGGTGGTTTCTATGTTGATGGAAGTGGAGAGTTTTCTGTCAATCAGAAAGATCAGATTGGTGCATCAGCATCTATTAATACTATTGGTGATATTAATAACATTGCTACTGGTAATTATTTACAGAGAGTTACTGGAAATTATCAAATTACTTCTGATACTGGTCACTTTTTAGTTCAAACAACGCGAGGTGGGTTTGGAAGAATCCTGACTGGTGATGATACTGCTAGGGTTGGTGGAATAAAGAAATTAACTGTACTAGGTAAAAGTCTTGCGGGAGATGGTGATCCTCCAGCAGCATACGGAATGAAGTTGGCACAATCTGTATCAGGATCTTTAGATATTAATGCTGCATCTTTTGTCAATGTAAAAGCAGTTGGTCCAACAGTAATAAGCAGTACTAATATTAATATTGTAGGTAAAGCAGCAGTTACTATGACAGGTAAGACAATCTTCTTAAATTGACTTGACAAACCCTTAAAGTTCCAGTATGATGACTCTGTAAGGGTTCAAAGGTCATAGTAGCTCTAAATACTTAAGGGAAATGAGTGGCGTATGTTATCTACACAATATAGACTACGACTAGAATTTATTTGTAAATGCATTGCGAATGGAGAAGAAGTAAAACTAGATGATATGATTTGGGCGAATAAGTTAGCAAAGGCAAATACATCTGCTAATGAGATGTTAAAGATGGCACGTCGTCAAATCACATATAAGATTGAGGAAGGTAGTACCGACGATTTTCTGAATAGGATGGGTTTAGGTGATCCCGATCCATCCAATCATAAGAAGGGATTCACTGATGCTGATGATATTAAGGATTGGTTCAAACAAGATAAACCTTCAGATTGGAGACAGCGAGACTAATGCCACATGAATTTGATTATGTCGAAGCACCTGCTGAAGGTGAAGTTGACAAATGGGGATTTACGATAAAACCCACTATCACAGATACTGAGTGTATTTTGCGATGTTTGCGAAATGCTCCTGAGGGAACTGATAGGAAACAAGTTGCAAGATTAATTAAACAATATCATGACCAAGAAACAATATAAACAATTACTGCTTGATCACTTCACAGAGCAGTTGAATAAATTGACAGCAAAGGAACTGAAGGAACTTGCTGCGAGACACACATGAAGGATTATGTCTGTATCCCCATGTGGGATCCTATTTTCGAGATGATGCGCTATCATTGGGTACACAAGTCAGAAAGGGATCCTGAGCAATTCGTGAAAAATCTTAATCCAGAGCAAGAAGTGCTATGAGTAGTAAGATGCTATTCCTAGTTGACATTGGTGATGGTAGATGTGT